TTACAACTCTTGGTGGTGCACCAGTTAGTTTATCTGATGGAAATGTAACTTTAACAAATGCAACCCATAGTGGTAGAGTGTTACTTGTACCTGATGGAGGACAAGATAATACATATACACTACCTGCACCAATAGCAGGATCTATGTTTAGATTTGTTTACGCTGGTGGAGCCGCTGATGCAACAGATGCTTTAATCGTTACACCGGGTAATACAAACTTTTACATTGGTGGAGTAACATTTTTAGACACTGATGGAAATGAAGTAAGTTCAGTATTTTCAGACGGCAACTCAAATAGCAGTATTCAACTGAATGTTCCTGCTGGTTTTGACGTTATCGTAATGGGTATAGATACAACTAATTACCAAATTTTTGGAAATGTTACATCAACAACTGCACCAGCGTTTGCTGATCAGTAAGATAATAATTAGTGGGGCTACGGCCCCACAGTTTCTTGATTAAGGAGGGAAACCATGGCAGATACAGTAACAGGACCTACAATCTTGCAAGAAAATGACAAGAGAGTAACCATAAAAATAGTAAATCAATCAGATGGCTCAGGCGGTACAACAGTTTTTGCTGATGTATCAGCTCTTGCAGCAAACTCAAACGGACAGTCAGTCACTACAGTAAGCCCACAAAGAATATGGTGGTCATGTGCTAATGGTGATGGTGGCGACTCATTTGCAAGATTAGACTTTGAAGACTCAGATGGAGATATACCAATCGTAACATTAGTAGATTCAGGGTATTGGGACTTTAGAGAATTTGGTGGTATACCAGCTAACACTTCATCTAACTCTAATCAAAGTGATGTAAACTTTGTGGTGCCGGGTGCAGCTGATTCAGGTAATACTTACACAGTCATCGCAGAATTTATTAAAAACTACGATTAATTATGGACATAACAGTTGAACAGTATACAAATGATTTAGTAGGTTTTAAAAACGGCGGTATGCCTGCCCGTAATAAACGAAACTACAGATCAACAAAATCTGGTGCTGGTATGACTCAAGCTGGTGTTAAAGCTTATCGTCGTATGAATCCTGGCAGTAAATTAAAAACAGCTGTAACAGGTGATGTTAAAAAAGGTAGTAAATCAGCAAAAAGACGTAAATCTTATTGCTCAAGAAGTGCTGGTCAAGCTAAGATGCACAATATTAATTGTCGTAAAACGCCTAATAAACGCATATGTCAGGCGAGGAGAAGATGGAAATGTTAACAAAACTTTATAAAACTGTGAACAAGTTGTGGACTAAATATGAAAATACTTGGAACGGCTGTAACTTATGTTGGAAAAAAGATATAATTATCGTTGCACTAGTATTGCTTTACATTTTTTTATAAACAGGAGCACTAATGAAAACAAATGCTAAAAAGAAAGTTAAAAAAGTTATAAAAGGTTTAAAAAAAGCATCTAAATTACATGCAAAACAAGCAAAAACTTTAAAAAAGGTTTTAAGATCTAAAAAATGAGGCTTACAGACAACTTTACTTTAGCAGAACTTACAAAATCACAAACAGCTGAACGATGTGGTATAGACAATAATCCCGACAAGGAACACATTCAAAGCTTACAAAAACTTTGTAATAATATTCTACAGCCTGTAAGAGATTACTTTCAAAAACCTGTGACTATAAGTTCTGGTTATAGATCTCCAGAATTAAGTCAAAAAATTGGATCTTCATCTCGATCACAACATTGCAAAGGCGAAGCGGCAGACTTTGAAGTGCCTGGTATTTCCAATAAAGAACTAGCTGATTTTATCAACGAAAATTTAGATTATGATCAAGTAATTCTTGAGTTTCATAATCCCGATGAAATAAATTCTGGATGGGTTCACGCATCGTATGTAGGTGAAAGTAATAGAAATGAATATCTATTAGCCGAAAAAGATGAAAACGGCAAAGTGAGGTATAGCAGATGCCTATAACAAGAGCTCAAATGACACAACAAATATCTAAACCGCCTTCTAAAAAAAAGAAGAAAAAGAAGAAAAAGAAGAAAAAAACAAGGTATAGATAGCTCATTAATAAACTGTTAAAATTTAAGAATAGGAGGATTTATGGCTAAGAAAAAAGGACAAAAGTTATGCCCACGAGGTAAAGCTGCAGCTAAGGCTAAATTTGATGTATACCCAAGTGCGTATGCTAATGCTTATGCTAGTAAGGTATGTGCAGGTAAAGTTAAGGGTCCTGGTGGTAAAAAACGAAAGGATTTTAGAGGTCCAAAACCAGCAAAAGAGGGTACCTTTGTTGAAGCAGGTGATACATCTGGATCAGCAATTAGTGTTGATATTGACGGCATGACTATGAGTAATCCATCTACTGCTGCTTACTACAAAGATTTAATGTAATGAGTTTAAAAAAGTGGTTTAGTGAAAATTGGGTTGATATTGGTTCTCCAAAAAAAGGTGGAGGATATAAGAAGTGTGGGCGTAAAAGTGCAAAAGGCTCAAAACGTAAGTATCCAAAATGTGTTCCAGCGGCAAAAGCTGCCAAAATGTCAGACTCACAAAAAAGATCTGCGGTAAAGCGTAAAAGACAAGCTGGTAATGTTGGACCGACACCAACTAATGTTAGAACGATTGATAAAAAGTATTACGGTGGATTAATAGATATATAGGAGATTATTATGGCAAGAAATATTAAAAAAACATACAAGAGTGATGCTGGGTTTAATTTTGATACATTAGGTGGCAATATTGGCAACATAGATATGTCAGATTTTAGAAGTCAAAGCGATACCATTGGTAAAAAAATGTCACCTTCTTCTTCACGTTATAAAACAAAAATGAAAAATGAAAAAGAAGATGGTTTGTTATCAAAAATTTACAAAGCTTTATCTACTAAAAGCACATCTTATGACCCAACTGTTGCAGGTTTAGGTGGATCTAGATTTGCACAAAGAAATAGTGGTGGTTTGATGGGTAATCAAAAAAAACTTGATTTAAACAACAATGGTAGAATTGATAGTGGTGATTTTAAACTTCTTAAAAAGAAGAAAAAGAAAAAGTCTTAATAGGAGGCTAGATGGCAACTTCAGGTACAACAGCATTTGATCTAGACATAGATGATATCATTCAAGAAGCGTATGAACGTTGTGCTATAAGAACAAATAGTGGTAATGATTTAAAGTCAGCCCGTAGAAGTTTAAATATTTTATTTTCTGAGTGGTCAAACCGTGGTATTCATTTGTGGAAAGTTGCACTAAATACACAAGCTTTAACATCTGGCACAGCAACTTATGATGCTCCAGCTGCTACAAGTGATGTATTAGAAGCTTATATAAGCACTTCAAGTGGAACAACTTCATCAACTAATGATGTTTCACTTACAAAAATATCAAGAAGTGATTATGCCAGTAAGCCTAATAAAGGAGCGACTGGGCAACCTTCAGAATATTATGTAGACAGACAAACAACACCAACTATTACTTTGTATCAAACACCAGATGCTAGTACCTACACACATTTAAAATTTTATTGTGTTAAACGAATTGAAGATGCGGGAGCATATACTAATCAAAGCGATGTTGCCTTTAGGTTTATACCTTGTATGGTAGCAGGTCTTTCTTATTATTTAGCTATGAAAATTAACCCACAGTTAGTTCAACAGAATAAAATGATTTATGAAGATGAATTACAAAGAGCTTTGTCCGAAGATGGTCAAAGAACTTCGGTTTATATAACACCGCAAAGTTATTTTCCATCAGGGAGTTAATTATGGGAGTGCAGTTTATAGGTCCAGCAGCTTTATACTTTGCTAGAAAAGGAGTAGAGGGTTATATAAAATATAGAAAAGCTAAACGAGCAAATAAAAAATTAGTTAATAAACAAAAAAAGGGTAAAGAATTATCAGCTAAAGATTATGATGATTTTCAATCAAATAAAAATATTTACACTAACCCTGATAAACACACTTTAAAAACAGAAAAAAAATACTTAAGTAAAAAAGTTAACAAAGGATATATTTCAAAAAAAACTGATTTAATACCAAAAAAACCTATTAAAAAACGAAATGGTGGTAGTATTAAAGTTAAATGTAAATTAGGTCGTAATAGACCTACGAAACTTTTGTAGAGGAATAAATGGCATACGCTAAAGGCAAATACGCAAAAGCAATATCTGACAGATCAGGTATGGAGTTTCCATATACTGAAATGGTCAAGGAGTGGAATGGGTCATTTGTACACAGATCAGAGTATGAATCAAAACATCCACAAATCAGGCGTAGAAAACATCAGTCTGATCCCATTGCTTTACAAAACCCAAGACCTTTAAGAAGTTCACCAACCGATGTAGATTTAAACCCAGCATTGTTTGCGAGTTTTGAAACAAATTCTCAAACTCCACCAGATAGTGCAGATGAACAAAATAAACGTCGTCAAATTAAAATGAACGTTGGCGATGTAACGGTGACTATATCATGAGTATTACACACGCAAATTTTTTAACACAAGTAAGAAACTATACCGAAGTAGATTCTAATGTATTGTCAGATACTTTAATTGATCAATTTATTCGTAATACAGAGCTAGATATTGCTGGTAAAGTTGAATATGATGATTTAAAAGCATATAAAACATCTACAACAGTAGCATCACAAAGATATGTAAGTATGCCTGATGATTTTTTGTATTTAAGGTCGGTGCAAATTACAAATAGTGGTAGTCGTGTGTTTCTAGAAAAAAGAGATACCAGTTTTATATCAGAGTTTAATCCTGGTGACTCTACTGGAACTCCGAAATATTATGCAAACTGGACTGATTCTTCCATAGTTTTAGCTCCAGTGCCATCAACTACTTTTACTATTCAAATTAATTATGTGATTGACCCCCCACATTTTAATAGTTCAACTGCCACTTACTTGTCTACAAATCAAGAAAGTATGCTTTTACACGGTGTGTTAGTAGAGTGTTTTAGCTATTTAAAAGGACCTGCTGATATGTACACACTATACAAACAGAAGTATAATGAAGAAATACAACAGTTTGCTATGCAACAAATGGGGCAAAGAAAACGTGGGCAATATGAGGACGGTGAACCAAGGATGCCAATTCCATCTATTTCACCTAATGTTAAGGGAGTAGGATAATGGCTATAACAACTAATGCAATATGTAATTCATTTAAAAAAGAATTGCTGGAAGGCACACACAACTTTAAATCAAGTGGTGGTAATTCTTTTAAATTATCACTTTACACAAGCAGTGCTACTTTAGGAAAATCAACCACATCTTTTACTACAGATAACCAAGTTTCAGCATCAGGTCAATATGCTTCAGGTGGAAGTGCGTTAACTAATGGCGGTACATCTTTATCATCTGATACAGCTTTGGTTGATTTTGCTGACTTATCTTTTACAGGCGTAACTTTAACTGCAAGAGGAGCTCTAATCTATAACGACACTGCATCTGGCGATCCAGCAGTGTGTGTTTTAAATTTTGGTGCTGATAAAACAGCAACTTCAGGAACATTTACTATATCGTTTCCTGCTTTTTCATCCTCAGCTGCAATCATACGAATAGCTTAGGAGTACAGACATGGCTCTAGTAATTAATGACCGTGTAAAAGAAACTACCACGACCACAGGCACTGGTACGATTACATTAGGTGGTGCCGTTTCTGGGTTTGAAACATTTTCAGCAGGTATTGGTAATAGTAATACTACATACTATTGTATTGTTTTAAATGCTGAGTTTGAAGTTGGTTTAGGTACTTTATCTTCAGATAGTTCAACCCTTGCTCGTACTACAGTTATATCAAGTTCTAATAGTGATAGTGCTGTTAACTTTTCTGCGGGTACAAAGAATGTATTTTGTACTTTACCTGCAAGTAAAACAACAATATTAGACGCTAGTAATAATCTTACATTGCCTGGTAAATTAATCATGCCAGATGTAACATCTGGAAAAATATTAGTCGCAGACGGTACTAGTTATGAAGAAGTTGCATTAAGTGGGGACGCAACAATAGCCTCAGGTGGAGCCCTCACCATCGCTAATGACGCTGTAGAACAAGCGATGATAGCCGATGATGCGGTAGGTGCAGACCAGTTAGCTGCAAGTGCTGTGGTAACAGCCTCAATCGTAGATGACAATGTAACTCAAGCTAAAATTGCTGATGATGCGGTAGGTGCTGATCAATTAGCTGCAAACGCTGTAGTCAATGCAAGTGTCGCTTCAGATGCTGCAATTGCAGATACTAAGTTGGCGACTATATCTACAGCAAACAAAGTAAGTATAAGTGCACTTGATATTGATGGTGCATCGGATATTGGTGCAGCATTAGTAGATGCTGATTTAATTATTGTAGACGATGGTGCTGGTGGTACAGAAAAAAAATGTGAAGTCTCCAGGATAAAAACTTATATTGCAGATGTAACATTAACAACTGCGGCACAAACAAATATCACATCATTAGGAACACTTACAACATTAACTGTTGATAACATAATTATAAATGGCACAAACATAGGACATACTAGTGACACTGATTCAATAGCGATAGCTTCAGACGGAGTGGTAACTTTTAGTCAAAGAGATGTACACTCAGGTGGTATTACTATAGCAGATGGCGGACAAATAGGATCTGCTTCAGACACAGATGCTATAGCAATAGGATCTGACGGAGATGTGACATTAACACAAGATCTAGAATTACAACACGATGGTGCGATTCTATCGTTTGGTGCAAATGATGAAATAGCTTTAACACATGTGCATGACACTGGTCTATTATTAACAGATTCTGGTGGCACACCTACTTTACAATTCCATGATGCAAACGAATCTTTTGCTTCTGATGGTAGTAAAATAATTATGAAGTCTGGTGGCACAACATTTAATATGCCGACAGCTGATGGAAGTGATGGGCATTTTTTAAAAACAAATGGTAGTGGAACGCTTTCATTTGCAGCAGCGAGTGTTAGTTCATTGGCAGCAGATGACATTACAGCAGGTGACTCAGCAGTCACTATATCAACATCGTCTGGAAACATTACAATTGATGCTGCGGCAAACGATTCAGACATTATTTTCAAAGGAACTGATGGTGGTGCTGATACTACATTTTTAACATTAGATGGTTCACACGCTGGAAGAGCAGAGTTTAACGGAACGGTAACCGCAAACGCTGGTGTGATAGTAGATAATATAACCATTGATGGTACAGAAATAGATTTATCTTCAGGTGATTTAACTCTTGATGTTGCTGGTGATATTATCTTAGATGCTGATGGTGGTGATGTTTTATTTAAAGATGCTGGTACATTAATTGGAAAAATAGCTAACAACGATAGCTCAAACTTTAGAATGGATGTTTCTGTGCAAGATAAAGATTTTATACTGGGTGGAAATGATGGGGGAAGTATTATTTCAGCTATGGTGCTAGATATGAGTGCTGCTGGAGCAGCAACCTTTAATAATGATGTGACTGCGTTCTCAGATAAAAGACTTAAAGAGAACATAGAAACAATACCAGATGCTTTAGATAAAGTATGTCAAATACGTGGTGTTACTTTTGATAGAATCGATGCTGATGGCGAAAGACAAATGGGTGTGATAGCTCAAGAAGTAGAAAAAGTAGCTCCAGAGGTAGTTAGAGAAGATAAATCAGAAGATAAAATTAAATCAGTTGCGTATGGCAATATGGTCGG